TATCATAAAGATATAAATTATACTCTGTTGATGCTCCAGTATATGAAGAGTCTGAAACATTAAAATTATAAACTCTTGCTTTACCTACTTTAGCACCTTGGGGGTTGTTAGTGCCATCTTTTCTCCTACTAAACAACCCAACTACATTTGTGTTACCACCACCAACGTTTATGAATGGAGTACCCTGAATATTATTGACTCTTATATTACTGCCCATTGCGAGTGGAACAGATGCAATATCTACTGATTTAGTATCTCTGGGTTTCTTTGCGTCTAATACTACACCACCTGGTAGATTTACATCAAATCCTCTTACATACGCCTTACCAGGTGACATTTTAATACATAGTAAATCCTCTGATGGTGTATTTCCCTCATCGGTTAAAGTATCCTCTGTAAAGATGCCCTCAGAGTCCACTTCATCATTTAATGAATTTTGAACTTTAACTAAAAATGGTTCAACAGAGTAATTTCCTGATTCATCAAATGTTCTTGATGCAAAATATTTTTTAATCTCAGAATATACAGTTGTATCTTGTAATTTTTTCGTTGCCCCATCATCAACTCTGAATAATTCTACGAAATTAGTATCATTTTTATCAGTTAAATCTTTTTTTGCTAATCTAACACTTATTTTAAATCTATCAGCACCAGGTGCAGCAAAGTTAGTAAATCCCTTGGCATTATCATATAAAGATGAATCTTCATTTGCATTTACAATTTCTTCAACAATATCAAATCCAACTCTAAAGGATGGTGTATTATTATAAGGATCTAGAATAATTAGAGAAGTTGGTACATCTACGAATGTTCCACGAATAAAATAAACACCTTCACTAACACCAAATGAAGATCCAGTTGCTGCTGCATTTGTTAAAGATGCAGTTAAAATAGATTCATTTTCGTTTATAGTAGTATTACCATAAGTTAAATTTTCCTGTAAAATTAAAACTTCTCCATCAGGAAATCCAACACTTTCACCATCATCTCCAGATTCATTATATTTTACAAAAATAGTTGGTTCACTTATACCTTCAGTTGGAGGTAAAATATAATTTTTTATAGTTGCAACAATTCCAGAATTCTGTCCAATAACTCTTGTACCAGCACCATTATTATTTGATATTAACTCGTCAAGGTAGATAGAGACATCAAGTCCTAAATGAGCCGAATTAATTTTCAAAGAAAAGTAAGATGTATCATACTCTATGCCACCTGGTATGACCATTGAACCTTCTTTGAAAATATGTTTTCCAAATGATTCGACTTGATTTTGTAATATTGATTGTAATCCAGAAAGTTCTCTCGCTTGAACAGGACTTCCTGGTTTGAATAAAACTTTGTAAAAGTTTTTTGCCTTATCAAAGTCATCAAAATAAGGACTTATATTTAAATTTGTCTTTTGTGGCATTTTAGAACTCTAGTATAATTTTGATGTCCTCTTTTTGTCGAGTATTTCGACTAATCTCTGGTCGATTATCTAAGTAGATAACTTCACCCGACCCTTTATTTATCTCACTATCAGATAACCCTGAATTAAAATTAATACCTAAATTGATTAATTTATTACCATCTGGATTGGTAGTGATTCCAGAAAACCCAGTTTCTATTGTACCTGAGAAATTAGATTTAACACCTTTGACAGCATTGATTCCAGTCCCAGTTTCAAAATTATAAATTCTACCACGGGTAGATATTCCAACATAATCTGTGTGATCAAAGGTGGTTTTATTAAAGTTTAATGTTCGATCATTAAAGTATTTCAAAACTTTTGTTTCTATATCAAAAGATGCAACATAAGATTGTGCCACATTTCCTACATTTGGCGAAATAGTTAATACTTGATTAATTATTTCACCAACAACTGGAGTTCCAGTTACGGATTCAAATTTTAATGCTTTCAGTGAGGAAAAAGTACTCTCTGTATATGTAATTGCTGTTCCAATTTTAGTTGGATTCTTTACAATACCAACTTGAGCAAAACTAGTATCAATAGGAAAATCTTTTGTAGTATCATCAAATCTCGCATAACAAATAACTTTATCAGTTCCCAATTCAGTGTAAATGTCATGTCCATGACCTAAACCTGGTGGAATAATTGGGACTAGTTTTGCCTTATCTACTGCTGTTTGATTATTATTATCAATATTTCCAAGGTCAACCGTTCCGTAACTATAACCTTGTCCACCTGCACTTACAGTTACATCAACAATTTTCCCCCCGACAACATCAATTCTTGCTTTCGCTCCTGTTCCGTCACCAATAATATCACACTCTTGACCTAACCCATTTGTATAGTTTGCACCTTCTTTTTCAATATAAACATGTTTGATTTGATTTAAATTAACACTTGAATCTCCATTCTCTCTAACATTAATAATTTGTGCGTCAGTAGATGAAGACCAATTATTTGGGACTGTTATAAACTCTGTTGCATCAAATTTAATAATATCGCTTGGTGATACAGTGAACAAATATTTCCATATGTAACCATCACCACTATTACCTGCTTTTGATGGTTCTAGATCTGTGAAAGTTGGTTCATCTTGAGAAACATTTCCCAAAACATTATTACCAGAAGATCCATTATCAATGCATAGATATACTTTAAAATCAGAGTTTAAAACATAATAATTTGCATCATATAAACGACTTGATGATGTTATAGGACTTTGATTCGTGGCACTATAATCATCTCTATAGATTTCATATCTACTTCCTTCAACCCAATCTATCCTTCTTATTAATCTACGAACATTTGCGGAAGATATTTTTTTACCATACATCATTGTGTCTTGACTATGAGCACGATATGAAAAACTATCCTCTGGTGCAGGAGTTATTTCATCCCAATCAGATGATCTTCCATAACCAACAAGAGTTTCATCTGGTGGTCCTTGTGGATTTGGTAATCCAACAAACACATAATATGAGTTATTTGTATTTTCTACTGATTCTACAAAATTATTTGCATTTAATATTCTAAATTGATCAGTAACAATCGCTGGCATTGTATCTAAACTTTTTCTTTTTATTTATAGTGGTTTGTCTATCAAGTTATATCTGCCCTGATAGAACCACTACCTCTATGACCTCTTTCGCCTAGATTATCGTAACTCTTACGTTGAATTGTCGGGAATGTAGATAAACCAGATACACTAAAATTACCTAATGTTCTACCTTTTACATCAATCGAAATAGGATCACTAGATCTCTTGAGTGTATCACCATACAATCTACCCCAAGTTATAAATCCAAGAGCAGTTGCAATTCCTGTTGTACCATCATAAAATCCTGTGGTGTTAATACCTGCAATAGATGAATTACTATTTGTGTGAATATTTGCTATAAATTCTCCTACGGAACCACCATCATCACTTGGAGACTTAACAATGTAAATATTATCTACAAATGTAGTACCAATTCCCACAACAGAGGCATTATTGGTCACAATAGATGTAGCACCATTTCCAACGCTTGTTCCTGTAATCAATACTGGATAATCAGCTTTAAGAATATCTGCATCTACATTATCTAATGTGCCATCAGCATTACGAAGAACAGAATGATAGGTGAATTTAAGTGCTCTACCTGTTCCTCCTCTGCTTACATTCTCAATACCTATAATAATACCAACAAATCCTTCTACTTGCTTAATACCAGTAATTTTCTCTGTTTTAAATGGTGGTAATGGAAGTATTGCTCTAGGTGCAACTGTAAAACCAGATCCTGCATTAGTTACATTTGTACTTACAAGTGAACCTCCACTAAAGGTTGCTGTAGCAGTTGCTGTAGATGCAGAACCAACAGTTGTACCAGCACCTAATGGTTCAGTTATGTTTAAATTAAATGTGCCATCAGCATATCCAGATCCAGGATTTGTTATCGTAAATCCACTCAAAGATCCAGACGATATTGTTGCAGTTACAGTTGCACCCTCATTTATATCACCTGATGTAATTAATGCGTCAACAGTGTCAACTACGAAATTACTCGTACCAGACGAGTATCCAGCACCACCTTTCACAGGATCTTCATAGAAGAATGAAGTTGCGTCATCTACAAATATTCCATCATTGTTCCCTATACCAGGTCCAGATGTTACAGAGAGATCTCCAATAATTTTTGCTGTAGGATAAATCTGAGGTTCTATGATTGGTCTTGTTTTATCAACAATGGCACCATTTAAGTTAATATCAGTTTTTTGTTTAATCCATTTAATTGGTTTATTATTTTTTTCATCAATTCCTCTACCAACATAGATATCAGTCTCAATTCTATCAGTATTTAAGATATCTTTAACAATTCTTTCTCTTGATTGTGTAGTTGTTATTCCTGGTAATTGATCATTCTTAGAAACAAATAGTGTGTCACCAATTTTTACTGTCTCTTTTATATCAGCAATTTTAATATCTACATTATCTTCTCCTTTATAGAAGAATATATCTACCTTATCAGCAGCATCAGGTGCCTCAGTAAATGTAAATGTTGAACCACCCTCAAATTGATATGACTCTTTTGGTGTTTGAAGAACTCCATTTACAAATATGAGCAATACTGCATCTAAATCAATCTGTTGGGATACAGAATCTGCAGGATCTTTTTCAAAACTAAGTAATTCACCATTGAAAAATATAGGGAATCTCGTTCTATTACCATCTTGTAGAATACTGATACTATCAATGAAATCAATTTCACCAAATTGCCAAGAAGAGAACTTATCATTTATTATTTCAAGAACCTCTAACTCAAATTCTTGTACAGGTGCAGAGAATCCAAGAGCAGTAACCAAACCAACTGGTCTAAACTTATCACCCTTTTTAAATGAATGTCCAGATCTTGCTACCTTAAAGTTTCTAATTTCAAATAAAGTTGATCCAATACCAACTGATGTTGATGCTGCACTAACCTCAACATCAAGTAATAATTGAGAACCTGTATCTGTTGTTGTTCCTATTCCTAATCTTGATATACCTTCAACTGTAAGATTTTCTAAGTTTGGTTCTGGTACATTAATTTGTGGATTAATGTATCCACTTCCACCTGAGACAATATTAAATGATAGTACGCCACCAGGACCTTGTGATGCAGTGATATTAGCACCTGTTCCACCTCCACCACCAGCACCCACATTAACTGTGATTGTATCAGTTGTGACTGCTGTGATTGTCAAGAATGTGTTATTTGCAGGATCAGTTGAACGAGGATAAGGATGATTACTAAAATGACCATCTTTATCACAAGTGAATACTAATGAATTTGTTGCAATTTTTATTTTATTACTTGTAGTTAAACCGTGTCCTGCAATACTTAGAGTTAAACTACCAGTTGCTGAATCATATATTGCATCTGTTGGTGTAAATGTTGAACTGCTACCTTGAACACTGATTGAATTATTTGATGAACTTACAAATTTATGTAAGAAATTAATATCAACCACTTCAATTGGAACTGTTCCTATTCCACTATATCCTGAACCAAATGTCAAATCCTCAAAGAATTCAAATACATCTCCACCACCCTGATAGATATGGGGTATCGTGCTTGGTCCTGCTTGCACTTCAATAGTTCTCTCAGATACAATTCCAACTAAGAATAATGCTCGATCATGATCTTGGAAGAATGTTGTTGTTACACCAGCATGTTGATTTGCACAACTAAATTCCAATCTTTCTAATTTAACAGTGTTTGGTCTGTTTAATGAGAATCCATGAACAATATCAGTTGTAACAGTAATAATACCTGTGATATGATCGTATGCAGCTGTTTGAATACCTAAAGGAACACCTGATGATGTACCTACTCCAACAACGCTTGTAATAGTTCCACTTGAGTTAGTAAATGGTTTTACTTTCGCTCCAACTAGAGGTGCATAACCTAACCCTGTTGTTGATCCAAGAGAAACAATTATTCCACCTCTAGGTATTTGATTTTGATTGATATCAGTCTCTGATACAATTGGTGAACCATCAGTTGATGTGATTCCAGTAAATGATATTGAAGAAATACCTGCCGTAGTGTCAGCTTCAATTAAATAATTATGACCTTCATTATTTGTTGTAAATGGTGTTTGGAACACGCCATTAATGAACACAATTCCATTTCCAATTTGTATTCCAGATGATGTATTTGCACCACCAACGGTTAATGTATATGTTTTACCAATACCAGTAAAATTATCAGACACATCATCAAATAACATATTCGTTGTATAATTTTGTCTTGTAAATGTTCTACCACTAAAGTTTGCCTTTACAAATGGAAGTTCAGTATCTGTTATCCTTGAACGAGTATTTCCTTTTGGTGGTTCAATAAAATGAACAAAACTATCAACTATATTAAATGAACCTCTATGAACTCTAACTAATGAATTATCAGCGTGTGATGATGCTGAAATACCTAATACACCTCTTTCAACTTTAACTGTTGGGAATGTTGATATTCCTAATGATATGTTAAGAGAACTATCAATTTGACCTGAACCATCTGCTGTACTCGTAAATCCTACCTCTTCAATTTTTAAATATTCATCATCTATTTTTAATACATCACTTGTCAAAATAGAACTAATTCCACTCAATGCAAATTGTTTTTGTGTGTTGTTTATAGCACCATCTAAGTTATGTGCGATAGATGTAAAATTAATTGGTTGCTGTACAATACCATCTAATCCTATTATTGTTTTTGACAATGATTTTGTCATTGATAACCTATGAGCATTACCAGCACCAACTCCTGTAAATGTAATTGCAATACCAGAAGTTACATCTTCTCTTCTTGGGAAAAGTTGAAATTGATTTTCATTTTTTATTTTTACAAATACAGTTGATGGTAGAATATCAGTTGTAATACCTGTGGGTAGTGTTGTTTGACCAATAGATACTGCAGTTGCAGCAACTCCCGCAAATGTCGTACCAGGTGTATAAATTAACTCTTCATTTGTGTTAAAGAAATGATTATTAATGGTAAACATACCAGTGGATTTTGCTAGTCCCACTCCATCAGGATTGAAAGTTTTAGAATAAATTGGAGTTCCTTCGTGAGTTAACTCAAATTTTGTTTTATTAGAACGTTTTCCTTCTAGTCCATCATAAGTTGTCAAGAATAAATCTAAATCATTAGTACCATAACTTAATTTTGGTGGTGTATTATCAAAATCATTTTCAGTGTTGAATATTTGATTAAATGCTTGAACCTCAACTAATGATTGAATATTTGCATCTGGAGTAAATCTTAAATTAATATTTGATCCGTTAATTACACCATCAAATGATCCTAGTCCATCTGTTGACCCTATGGATACGAATGGATATTGAACAGTTAATACATCATCAGCATCACGTATAGTAACCACTTGATGTATTGCAGAGGTTTGACCACAAGATACTCTAACAAGTGTTTTTACAGTGCTATCTTTTGTTTTATCAATTGTGCTATAAGTTATTGGTGAACTTGTTCCTGTGGCGTAAGAATTCTCAAGTCTAAGACTATTCTCAAAACCTGCAATTTGACCAGACACCAAGTATCTAAAAGTACCTGTGCTAGTTGTGGTCGTACCTAATCCAACTACATCACCATTTACTTTGATAATATTAGATGTGTCATTAATTAATTGAAGTTTGATAAAATTATTTTCAAACTTACTTGTTAATATTCCTACTGAATTTGAAGATGATCCATTTTTCTTATCAGTAAATATCTCAGATGTAACAACATTTGTTCCATCAAAATCTAAAATTATTTCATTATAGTTTATTTCTTCAGTAACTAAATCTTGTGTGAATATTTTTGCATAAAATCCTTTAAAGTCAGTTTTTGGATATTGAACGATAGTTTCAGTTGTTGAAGCTGCTATTTCCTTACCTAAACCTGTTAAACTTATATTTCCAATAAGATTTGTTCCAATACCTAATGAATTAGTATCGTAATTTGTTTTCAATACTTTTATATTATGATCTCTTGTAAATTTTTCAACAGGATTGAATAATAAATTTCTTACACCATCTTGTTTTTCTGTGTCAAAATCTCCTAATTTTAAATTTGTATTGTTATTCAAACCAATACCAGCAGTATCTGATGATTTTTCAACTAAAAATATATCATCCTCAGATGTATAAACGATTAATTCACTTAATTGAGTATCAAAGGTATCAGGATCAACAATTTGAATAATATAAGATTGGTATATATTAGATATTTCTTCAATAATAGAATTATTTGCTTTAAATCCAGCACTTGAAAACTGATCACTTACATCATCATGAATCAAAACTCTATTAGATATACATTTACTAAAATCTGTTAATTGTTTTGTTTTTAATATTAAGTTATTTGATTTATTTCCAATTCTATCAAAATCATTTGCAAAATCAAAATTGTTAATAGCATCTACTCTTAGTGGATCATTTAGTAAATCAATCACTACTGCTGAAGATGAACTAGCGGTTTGTATACCAGATAGTATATTTCGCTGAATGGTTGTATCAGCAAAATTTTTCATTCCAGCAGGATGAACTAAACCATTAACTGTATTGATGAATTTATCCCACACTATTGGACTTCTTACACTGTAAGATAAATTTTGATAATAATCATTATCAGGTATTACTTGAGTGTCAAGATTTAATTTACCAATATCATCTAACCATCCATAATCTTGACGAGATGAATAATCAATTTTGAATAATGATTTTTTATAGTTTGCATTTACTATCTCAGCTGATACATTAGTAGTTTTACCTACAATTCTATCTCCTTTCTTGAGAACAAATAAACCATCAACTTTGATATAATCATCTCTTATTTCAGTTACTATTAAAAGATCAGTCTCACTACCATTTACAGTTAATTTTTCATTTAATAAAAATTGACCTCTATTTTGAACTGGCACAATTTGAGGTAAAACCTTTTTATTAACTATCGTTGCATATCCAGATTGGAAAGTTTTTGCAATACCTGGATTTGTAGTAACACCTGTTAAATTAAATTCTAATCTTGCATTTGTTCCTCCAATATAATTGCTAACTGTAAAATAACCATAATTATGATCGATTGAATTAAATCCATCTCCTTCTACTGTAGTTGATGTTGAAATGCCTTGTTGTGTACCGATTCCAACTTCATTTATTCTTTGAATACCTTCAACAAATATTTCATCTCCAATTGCAAATGGTTGAGGATCTGGGAACCCGTTAAACGGTGTTTCAAGGAAACATGTTATGATTCCACTTAATCCATCTTGTAAATGCTTTTCGACATCAGCTTCAATTTTGTTAATACCAATTCCATTAGAGTTATTAATTGGTATGATTACGTGCTCAACAGAATCTAAACCATTTATTGGTGCCACCACTTCTACTTCAGTTACAGATTGATTTGGAACTGTTGCAATCATTGACACATCATCAACCACTTTATTAGAAATAGGATTGAATACAACTAAATTGGGTGCAGATGTATAATTTGACCCTCCTGATAATATTTTTACAGAATCTATGACATCTAAATTATCAATATCAACAATTGGAGCAGCAAATCCCTCTGGTTGTAAAGTTTTATCTGATGAATATTCATAACCAATATTGTTAATTCTAAATTTCTTTATTTTGCCAATAGATTTAGAATCTGGAACAATATTAGCGTTTATACCATCTACTGATGATACTGATTTAAATGTTGGTAACTTTTTATAATTAAATCCCTGAGAATTTATTTTAAGATTTTTTATCGCTCCAGTGGTGTTTTTTGAATTAGTAGAATATTCTAATACTTCACAATCAGTTATATCATAATTTAAAAATTCTGGAAGTCTAGGCGAAAATTTAAATGTTTCATCTGTGGTATCAAAAATATTATACTCACCATTAAACAAACTATCAATAAAGACTATTTGTGAATAATTCACTACATCAGTATCTGATGTGCTTATAAATTGACCCTTCTGTACACCATAATATAATATACTAGGTGTTGTAGGTGAATATGAAACTGTTAGAGCAGCTCCTGCACTACCTGCACTCCCTGTTGATGTTACATTAAATGAGGTAGAATCTGACGAACTGATAAATTCATTCTGTAAGTTTTCATCATAAAATAATTTAAATTCATAACCAGATAAATTTGATGATGATAAATTAAAAGTTAATTTTGAATTTTTTATTGAATTAATTTTTGGATTAATTGGTGATATTTTTTGACCACTACCTCCAGTATTTGCTGTAATTAAAACTGTTCCAACAGGATTGCTATTTAAATCATTTAAAGTTTCAGCAAGTTGAAAATATCTATCACTAACTTTATTAACATAATAAGAACCAGTTGATAATCCTGTTGCTGATCCCTCATAGAAAACTTTATCACCTGTAATAAATCCATGATCTTCTATGTCAATACGATTTGTCTCTACATCAGATGCATTAAATGTCAGTGGATTTATTAATAATTTTTCAAATTCTGTGTTGTAATCAATAACAACAGGTACAGTTGTTCCAATACCTACTGCAAGATTTGGAATTACATTTATTTTTACTTGATCACCATTTTTTAATCCGTGAGTTGTTGTATTAGCTGCTGATACATTAGTTGTAACAGTTGATGTAATCTTATCAACATCACCTGTAAGTTGTGTAAAATTAGATGTTAAATTATAGAAAAATGAACTAATACCAGCAAACCCAGATATTGGACCAGAGTTTGATGCATTTGACCTAAAATATAAACCCTGACTTGTTGATCCAATTGCAACTGTGGATAAACCAATATAATTTTCACCTTTTTTAATTACAAATAAATCTATTGATGTTTGTGATTGATTACCGAATGGAATCTGAAATGCATCTGAGATATCAGTGGTGGGTGAAACTGTTATTTTATTATTAGTGACATTTGGAACATTTAATGTTACTTTTTGACCAGTAATGAATGGATGATTTGGCAAATAAATCTGCCTTTCTGGAATCTGTACTATAGTTGAAGTTTCACCAACATCAACTGTGACAGCAGATCCAATTCCACTTGTACCAACCGCTAGTGAATGAACTGGGTTAAAATAAACTATATCTTGATCTTTTGATTCAAATTCATCTGTTTTTACAAAAATCTCAAATTTATTATTCAAACTATCAACATTACTTCCAAATGTATGTGCGATAGCGACTGCACCCAAATTACCTTTACTTCTTAATACTCTTAAAACCCTTTCTGTAGGAAAAATATTCAGCACCTCTAAGAATTCAACTGAAGTAGTATTTCCAGAACCTAGTTTAATACTTCCACCTACTGATAAACCATTTGGAATTTTGTTAACAAAAATATCTTCAACTCGTGCCACACCAGATGGTTTTAATACCATCGATTTTGCTAGACCAACAGTTTCTGTCCTTACACCTATATTGAATGTATTAGTTAGATTTTTAATTGATGTGCTCAAACCAGAAATTTGTACAGCACTCAAATTAGTCAATTCCATTGAAGGAAGTAACCTTGCCTGTACAATTGAATCATTTTTCCTTGTAAAAACAACAGATTCAAAAGATTCAAGTTCTGTTTCAATTGTTGAAACACCTATTCCAACTATCTGATTTACCTCTGCAGAAAAACCTGATCCACCAGTATTAGTCTCATCAAATACAACCTTATCTCCTACTTTATAATTACTACCACCATCAAGAATTATTAAATTTTCGACACTACCTTTCTCTACAGTTTCAACTTTAATTGATTGCCTAACAATTTCATTTGATTCAATAATAAAATCATTATCAGCAAATTTTTCACCAACACTGTAAGGGAAAGTATTTCTAAGAAGATTTGAATTGTTAAAATCAAAATCTTGTGTAAGTTTTTGATTATCCTGTATTAATGGTAATCTGTATGTCCTACCTATAAAATAAGGATAAACACCTGCTAACTTACCATTATTATCTTTTTCAACTGTTGCAAAATATGCATATATGCCATTTGGAAACTCTGGAGTTTTACCGAAACGACCATTGTGTATATCTAAATCTCCTGCACTATTAAGTATATAATCATCATTAAAGAATCCTGCTTCAAATCCAGATGGTCTATTAAATACTTGATTTATATCTTTAGAATATGATGGTGTTAAAATTTTTATCAGTGAATTTATATTTTCTGGATCTGTATAACCGAATGGTCCATATATTGGATTACCATCATTTGCCCAACCAATGATAGGAGAATGTTTAGTTTGTGCTACAAATTCTCCAGAATTACTAGTAGTAAATGTATCTTTTTCAAAATCTTCAGCTATTTTTTGTGAATATGATAATACACTATAACTTAGATTTGTAGGTCTTTCAACAAAAGTTTCACTTCCAAATCTAAATTGATCGTTTAAAGTTAAATTTCTTAATCTTGGAATATATAATCCATTTTTACCTCTTGATTCTACTGTTATTTGAATCGTATTTGAATCATACCCAATACCAGAATTAATAACAATTACATCAACTAATTGTTTATTTTCAATTACAGGTCTTAAAATTGCACCTGTTCCAGTTGGATCACTTACAACTATTTTAGGTGGAGAACTATATTCTTTTCCTTTATTTGTAACTACTACACTCTTTATTTTACCATTACTAATACTTGCTTTAACACCACCATTTTTACCTGTTTTTAGTTTTATATCTGGTATATTTTCGTGATTAAGAATATTTGATCCATAGTTTGTTCCTTTTTCATAGAGATATCCACCAGTCAATGATCCAATTATTACAGGTGTAAAATTAAAACTACCAGTTATAGTGCTTCCATATACAACCTCTACGTTAACTTTTATCTCTGGATATGTAAATATTTGATGACCTGTACCAGTTGACTCTAAATTTACAAATTTACCTCTATCAAAGTTAGATTTATTTGTTGCTCCTATACCAGCATCAGATAATCTAAATGAATTATCATCCAATTTCATAACATAGTATGATGATGTAGTTGATAAACCTTGGATTGCTCCAACTGTTGATGAATACTCAACAATATCTCCATGTTCAAACCCATGATCATTAAATATGATCTTGTCATATGATGTTGATATACCAGATTGCGATACCCTTAATTTACGATGTTGATAACCTGAACCAGGATTTAAAACCTTTACACCAAGAATAGTATTTTTTGACTCTGTTCTGAACTCATGAATACCATTTGCATTAAAATCTGTTGCAATACCGATTGTATTAACACCTACTGCACCGCCTGTATTAAATTTTGCATCACTCTCTGAGTTAAAAATTCTAATTGTAGATGAGTTTATAACTCTGACAAAATATGAATCTCCATCAGCTAGTGTTCCATCAATTACTTGGGGAGATGTAGTGTTAAACGCTGGTCCAATACCCAAAGAATTATATCCATTATTTTTATATGTTATTTTTTGTCCAGTCTCTAAATTATGTTTACCTTTAAATGTAATAGTTTCGTCATCTAAATCTAAACCACCACCAAAAGAATTAGGTCTTGCATCAAATTCGATTGATCTAAATCTAGCACCTGTCAACGCTTGCAATTCACACCCTGAACCATTTCCTCCTGTTAATGAAATACTTTTTACAGTTTGAATATCAAAATCTTGAGGATCAACAAAAACATTTTCGACTGAACCTGATAGAATTGGTTCAATCAATGCGGTTGTTCCTGTGCTAGATTCTACTTCAACAGTAGGTGGATTAATAACATCATAATCACTACCCTCATTTGCTAAATCAATTTTTTCAATTGGACCAAAAAATATTCTATCATTTGATATGGGTGATCTAATTTCAACACCATTTTTTAAAATTCCTATGTCATCTACTACATCATCTTTATTTGATGTGACTTGTAAATTTTGTGATAATGGATATTTTCTTAATATCTTATTTGATGATAGATCTTTACCACTATGTCTTTGTAAAGTGAATACATGTTTATCGAACGCAGAAGATCCTGCACCAATTTGAACTGTGCTTGCAGAACCTATTTGTGATCTTGATAAGTATAAAGCTACTCTACTAATCTTTGTATTACCAGTTTCAGGTTGTGGATCTACAAAATATAATTGACCATCTACTAAACCAGATGCTACAGTTGCAGGATTATTATTGGTTGAATTAGCATCTTTTTGAACATTATATACTACTGCATCACCTTCCAAAAATTTAATATCCTCACCAACGGGTGGATTAAATTTTATAAAACTAAATTTATTTACATCTGATTCATTTACACCAAGTAAAGAGTTTTGATTAAACTCAGTGCTCTCCACAACTTTTTCTAAATCAATATCATAACTAGGTAGTGAATTGGATGCAACATAACCATCAACTGCACCATCTGTATATACATTAAGTACATCACTTATAATGTTATCATTTCCTTCCTCTATGGCAGTCTTCGTGCTTTTTGCTTTTAATATAGTTCTTCTGATATCATATTCCTCTCCTGCAGCTGGGGTAAAACTTAAATTTGATACTGTTATTTGATTCAATTGAGTATCAATAGTATCTACCGTACCACCACCATCAATAGTTTGCTCATTTCTTCTTAATATATCAAACTTATCACCAACTCTTAATGATGCTTTATCAATTTTAGTTTTAAATTTAAAAGTACCACCAACGATTTCTACTTGAAATCTTGAACTAGTATTATATTGCCAAACATTTGCAAAGATTTCTTTATAACTCTCAGAGTTATTGTTTACTTTTTCACCTACATTTTTGACATATACATTTTCCCCCTCATTAACTAAGTTAATATCATCTATAGTTACAAAATCAGATAATACGCCAGTAATTCTTAATTCAATTTTTTTACTTAAATCACCATCCTCATAACCAAAAATATTTTCATTAATTCTAATATCATCAGCAGTTGATATATTTGATACTACACCAGTGCAACCAAAGAATTGATTAACTGATTTAGACGTATAATCAATTGTATTTGAACCACTTATAATTGTTCCAGTTGCTCCAAACCCGATTGTAGAGTCTACTGAAATAATAGATGATCCAATAGATACTGGATTTAGTACTTTTGTCTTACCTGAAACGTTAAATATTCCCTGAATTAAATCACTATCACTATATCCTACAAATAATGATAGTTTATAGTATGATTTACCCTCTCTAGTAAATATTTCTACTTCTGATACTGAAGCATTTGTATTTAAATCATTTGATTTAAATATTGTTTGTCCAACTAACCTTGATGGATCACCTGTTTCAGTAATTAGATCAGCAACTACTATCTCTCTTCTATTAAATTCTGCTTTTGACGGTTTTATTAAATTTGATTCAAGATCTAAAACTTTAGACTCAACACCAAATAAAACTTTGAATAATATTGTTATTGATTCTTCTGTTCCTTTTGCCTGATAAAAAGAACGAGCAAATTTAACAAAATTACCAACATCTAACTCTGATGCTAATTTTATATCTTCAAATCCTGGTAAAAATGTTCTTTTTAATTTTTTATAAAATTCCTGTAAGAATAAAACCGATAAATTTTTTACCTCAGTTCCAGAAGAATGACTAGAAGCATTTGTAGACTCAAAAGTTAGTTTTTCTTTATTAACATCTAATAGTGATGACGAAACTCCAACATTATATCCAGTAATACCACTAAATCCACGAATACAACCTGTAAAACTGTTAGTTGTTATACCTGTGTATGATATGATTTCATCATCAATCTTTAATAAACCATACTCTGATGGAAAACCTTTCGTACTAGGTACGTTGATAGTTTCAGCACCGATAGTGGTAATACCTACAGTTTCTGTTAAACCAACTATAACTTCAGGAACTAAATTATCAACTTTTTGATATTGGTTGAAATTGTTAATTAAATCACTAACACCACCTTGAAATTCTTGAGAAATATAATACTGTTTAAAAAATTCAACAGCATTTGGAAAATCACTCAACAAAAATGTTGGTAATTGATTTTCAATAATAGTATTGACCTTTATTCTTTTGTCAATTTGTGACATAAATTATTTCCTCTCTAAAACTCCGTTTGAGTAACTTGAGGTATAGTAGTCTCTAGTAAATACAACACCTGAAACATCTTCTCCCGATGCAATTACGTCTTTCAACATATTTATCGAACTATTTGAAACGTCAAATTTAACGAACAAATCCTTCAAACCAACCACATCATTTGATTCGGGGAATGCTTGAACTTCAATAAGATTATTTTCTGCACTAGTTGATGAGATATTGATTGTATTTAATAGTATCTCACCCTTTAGATAATCAACACCACCTGCCTCTTTAATGACTACAATTTGCTGATCTTTTTCATTTCGAGTTACAACTGAGATTGTCCCTTTGTTACTACCATCTAAATTTCCTGCAGCATCTTTATTTGGAACATCAGTAAGAAAAACAGTTCCAGTTGTTCCAGACAAAGTAAATCCAGTGCTCTTGATATTGTATCCTGCGGGATTAATATGAAAACGATTACCAAAACATAACTCGTATTGAGCGAATTGATTCAATAATGCTTTTAAATCTCTTCTAATTTTAACTCTTGTTATATTTGAGGTAATCCCATCATTTACACGGTCAATTAATTGACTTAATTTACTATATTTAAACCGACCTCCAAATTTATTAATCTCTACGTTGTTTGAATATAAATTTAAAGCACTTAATATATTTGATTTCAAATCAAGTGGTGATGCAATTTGTGCTGGATTATAGTATACATTAGAATCGATCTCAATATAGAGAATTTTTAAATCAACAATTTCATTATCGATACCTGCAACTGCGTAATTTTTTAATTTATTTTTTATTTGCGTTTTATCAAAATCAGATACAAAAGTTCCGTTTTTTGGTTTTATACTAATCTGTACTTTACCAAATCGTGGTGGATCTAATTCCTCACCACCTACAACGGATACTGACTCAGTTCGTGGAAAAATATCACTTATTATTGCTTCATAATCTCTTGGTGTAACTGCTCTATATTGTGCTGAGTAAAGTCTTGGAGCAAAATACTTAATAGATGACACATCTTCAACATCAGCACCATTAGAGGCGTTTGAGACTGTGGTAATATCTACACTATCAGACGGTGTGAAGAAAGATCCATCATCCTTTGAGAAAGTTCCTTGAAAACTAAAATTGGAAGGACCGTTTCCCTTTAATCCATCTGTAATAATGTATGTTGCAGTGATTGTTTGTCCATTTTCTAATTTTTTTCCAAATAATCCATCACCAAATAAAATTTCATATTTCTCGTCCTGAACCTCTTGTATTAGATAGATCTCAGAAGTTTTATTTAAGTTAAGAATATTGTCTACTTGACTGTATCGACGACCAATTGATGATTCAAGTGTTCCAGCAACAAAAACTCTCAATGTTGAACTATCAATATTTGCACTATCAATAATATATCTTTGATCAACAGTTGTATCAACACGATAAACTCTTGATAAGTAAGTTCCCTCAAAAATTGTTATATCATCATCAAATTGAGCAAATGATGTACCATTAATATCTTTGACTCTTGAACTTGTTATGTTATCTGGAATTGAGAAACGAAATGTTGTATTTTCAACATTACCAATACATATGAGTCCTGCACGTAGTGTTAACGTCTTAGGAGTGGCATCACTTGTTACACCTAAGTCAACATCATCTATCTTAATTTTCGCTGTTGCAGCGGTTTTTGAGCGTGGTACATAACCAATATTTCTCGCTAATGAAACTACATTTTCTCGAACTGTAGCAGAATCTAAAAATGATTCATTTACAACTAAATTTGCATTAAATGCATTAATATACGTATTATATGCTAGAGTATCAATTAAAACAGAAAAGTTTGATCCCTCAAAGTCAAAATCAGTGAAGTTGGAGTTTGATCTTAAATATTCTTTTATCTGTACTTTGATATCTTCAAAGTCTAAATTTGTAAATTGAGTAAATGGCATATTATCTTGTTGGTTCGAGTAAGAAAGTAAAGGATTGAGTCGGAACTTGAAGACCAACAATATCAAATATGACTTTGACTTCTAATTCATTTTGATCTGGTCTTCCATCTACTTCAATACTAAGTTCACCGACTCTTGGTTCAAAGTTACGTATTGTCTCACGAACTTGATCCTCTATAATAGTGACAGTTGATGCTGAAAAACTCTCAAAGAGTGAATCTCTTATGTCAGTGCCTAATAATGAGTTAAAAAATCTCTCAGTAGGAATAGTTTCGACTAAATTTCTCACTGATCTGACAATTGCACGTTCATTTAGCAATACAGGAAGATCTTTTGTCACTGGATGAGGTGAAAAAGACAAACTGATATCCTTAAATGCCCTAGATGTGCGTTGAGTCGCCATTAAATAATACTTTTAGATTTATTTATACCCAATTGCTAACGATTTATCAATCGTATTCGATGCTTTTTTGATTTTAATCCTTCAATCACAGATTTTGCGATAAT